CTCCCGCTTACTGAGCTTCTTGACGAAGACATCGTAGTCGGTTTGGATGGCGCTTTGGTCGAGTGCAAAATCGTCCTTGTCCATCTCGATGACGCTGCCGAGGTCAACAGCGTACAACTGCTTCTTGGAGTTCTTCACCCCGGAAAGGAAGACCCGCGCTACACCAGCACCGACGCCGTTGGCGACGTGCGCAGCGGTTACGAGGTAATCACCAACTCGGAAGAAGACACCCACGATGCAGAGTTCACTGCGCTCATCGGCGACGAGGATAGCTCCAACACTTCTGTTGGCACTCGGATACAGCGTGCTGCCTGGCAGCGCCATCTCGTCCTCGTTGTAGGCCGTCTTGTCGCAGTCCGCCAAAATGTGTAGGACTCCGTCGACGACGACCTCGTGCACGACGCCGTGTTCCGTGACGCGCCGCGCCAGGTACTTCGGCTTCTCGTTTACGGCCGGCTTCTTGAGGCTGAACCGCACTCGCAGCTGTCGAGACAACCACCAGCAGAAGCAGGGAAGCCCCACAACAACCGCGATCATCACGATCAGCTCGAACACCGCTAGCAGCTTGAAGCTGACATGTGCACTGGGCGACAGCCGCACGAGAAACTGGAACTGCTCTGCCAGGGTGTCGACCACCTCCGCGCACGTCGACACCAACACGCCAACCCCCCAGTTAATGTCTGAGAAGAGGGCGCGCTGACGCTCGTACATGTGGGCGTAGCGCCACATCTGGGCATTGTCGCGCTTGAATTCTGCTGTGAGAGGGAGCGCGTAAGCAGTCTTGCCGGTCATGATCCGCGCAAAGAGCTCGGCCTTCAGCGCCAACACCAAGTTGCGTCTCAGCACCATGGTAGCGGCGATTTGGTTAGCTCTCTTTTGCGTCTTAGCCTGCTTGACCAGTTCTTCAGTGAGGGCTGTGCGAGTCGAAGGGATGTCCACCACCACTGGTCTGCGCTCGTCGAAGTCCCGCCAAACCCAACGGGCCAAAGCGCGGAAACTTGCCGCTGGGTTGACTCGCTCGAGCGTGGCGAACGCCGGGACGCGCTCCATGAAGGCGATGTAGCACAACAGAAAGTGCGACGTGAGGACCGAAAACCCCGTGTGCATGCGCACAGAAAGGGCTCCCGAGAACGAGGCTCCGTTCGCGGACACGAAGGTCGTGCACGCGCCAGCAACCGCCGCGATCGTCGCCCCCCGCACGCAGTAGTACGCGAGGTGGATGGCCTTCACTAGGCGCACCTTGTTGAGCCATCTCTTGACTCTTTGGCGGGAAGAGAGCTCGTAGCTCTCTTGACTGCCCGCCAGGTAATCCACAATTCTGTGGTTCACCTCTTCCGGTCGCGAAGACCAGGC